CAAAGATAGATATTTTTGGGAAGGAGAAACACATGCACAAGAAGCATTCGCAAGAGCCTCCGTCTTCGGAGCAACCTACAAAGGCGAGACAGATTTTGAGTTGGCTCAAAGACTTTATAACTACTCTTCCTCTCGTTGGTTCATGTTTAGCACTCCTATTCTTAGTAACGGGGGTACCACTCGTGGGCTTCCTATCAGTTGTTTCCTCAATTATGTTCCTGACAGCAGGGGTGGTTTATCTGCTCACTATGATGAGAACATTTGGTTGGCAAGTTCAGGTGGAGGCATCGGTGGATATTGGGGCGATATTAGGAGCAATGGTATTTCAACTACTCATGGCTCTCGTTCTACTGGTTCAATTCCTTTCATGCACGTAGTTGATTCTCAGATGTTAGCCTTTAACCAAGGCACAACAAGACGTGGTTCTTATGCGGCTTACATGGATATAAGTCATCCGGAGATTGAAGAGTTTATTAACATGAGAAAAGAATCAGGTGGAGATATAAACAGAAAGAATCTTAATCTTCATAATGGTATAAACATTACTAACACTTTTCTAAAAGCTGTAGAACTAGATGAAGACTGGAGACTGATAGACCCTAAGACTAACGAAGCTGTAAAGACTATTAATGCTAGAGACTTATGGTGGCAAATAATAAATGCTAGAGCTGAAACAGGTGAGCCTTACATGATTAATATTGATAAATGTAACGAAGCTTTACCTAAAGCTCAAAAAGATTTAGGACTTAAGATACGTCAAAGTAATTTATGTTCTGAGATTACATTACCAACTGATGAAGAAAGAACAGCAGTATGTTGTTTATCTTCTGTCAACTTAGAATACTTTGATGATTGGTCAAAGGATGATAACTTTATATTAGATTTAATAACCATGCTTGATAATATAATTCAACATTATATTGACAATGCAATAGATACAACACAACTAGGAGAATACAGTGCAAATTTTAAACGCTTTCAAAAATATGTTAAAGAAGGTAAGGAAGGCTTTACCAAGAGTGCCTACTCAGCGTATCGAGAAAGGAGTCTCGGTCTCGGTGCTATGGGTTTCCATGCTTATCTTCAATCTAGGAACATTCCTTTCGAAGGTATTTACGCATCTGGGTTTAACTATAAGGCATTTACTTACATTAAAGGAAAGGCAAAGGAAGCAACTAAAGAGTTGGCTATTGAAAGGGGCGAGGCTCCTGACATCCACGGTAGTGGTAAGCGTAATGCTAATCTCCTTGCTATTGCTCCTAATGCTAGTAGTGGTATCATTTGTAGTGGGACTTCTCCTAGTATTGAGCCTTACAGGGCTAACTGCTATACTCACAAAACTTTATCCGGAAGCTATCAAGTAAAAAATAAATATCTTGAAAAGCTTTTGAAATCAAAAGGTTTAAAAGCTGACGAGTTGACTGCATTATGGAAAGACATATCAGGTAGTGATGGTTCAGTCCAACACTTAGATGTTCTTACTGATGATGAAAAAGAAATATTTAAAACAGCTAATGAAATAAATCAAATATGGATTGTTGAACATGCTTATAAGAGACAAGAGTTTATTTGTCAAGCACAGTCTGTTAATTTATTTTTTACATTACCTAAAGCTACAGAGCCTCAAGAAGTACATGATGAATATATGCAGTATGTAAATGATGTTCATTGGTATGGTATGAACAAACTTAAATCACTTTATTATTTCCGTTCTAATGCTGCAAGAACTGTAGAGAATGTAAATGTTAAAGTACCTAGAATTAATTTAGAAGATACTGAGTGTCTTGCTTGTGAGGGATAACTATGGATTGTTGGCATTGCGGAACACAACTAATATGGGGTGGAGACCACGACATAGAAGACGAGACTGAAGAATACATTATGGAAACAAACTTGCATTGTCCTAAATGTAGAGCTGAAGTTATAGTTTACTTACCAAAAGATGAGTAATTGGCACGGAGGTAAGGGTTCTAGACGTAGGAATCCTAACGAAAAAAAATACAAAGAGAACTGGGAAAAAATATTTAATAATAAAAAGAAAAAGGAAAAGAAAAATGAGCTTACTAAAAACTAGAGATTATTATAAACCGTTTGAATATCCATGGATGTTTGACTACTATGTATTACAAAATCAAATGCACTGGATGCCTGAATCTGTACCATTACATACAGACGTTAAAGATTGGCAGGAACTTTCAGATATAGAAAAGAATTTACTTACACAAATATTTAGATTGTTTACTCAGTCAGATGTAGATGTAGGTGCAGGATATATAGATAAGTATATGCCTATCTTTAAAAAGCCTGAAGCAAGAATGATGATGGGTTCGTTTGCAAACATGGAATCAATACATCAACATGCTTATAGTTTATTACTTGATACAGTTGGTATGCCTGAGATAGAGTACAAAGCTTTTTCAGAGTATGAAGAGATGTCAAACAAGCATGACTATGTTGGAAACTTTAAACCTACTAAAGCTAAGAAAGAAACTATTGCAAAAACTTTAGCAGTTTATTCAGCTTTTACAGAAGGACTACAGTTGTTTAGTAGCTTTGCAATCTTATTAAACTTTCCAAGGTTCGGTAAGATGAAAGGTATGGGACAGATAGTTACTTACTCTATTCGTGATGAGTCTATGCACGTTGAAGCAATGACAAAACTATTTAGAGAGTTTATAAAAGAGAACATAGAAATATGGACAGATGATTTTAAGAAAGAACTATATGAGATATGTAGACATATGGTTACACTTGAAGATAAGTTTTTAGATTTAGTGTTTGATATGGGAGATATTCAAGGACTAACTAAAAAAGATATGTATGCTTACAATAGATACATAGCTGATAGAAGGTTACTTCAACTTGGTCTTAAGACTAACTATGACCAAAGAGAAAATCCACTTGGTTGGATTGATGAAGTTACCGGAGTAGAACACCAGAACTTTTTTGAAGGTAGGGCTACTACCTACATGAAGGCAGGGCTAAGAGGTAGACAGGACAATATTAAATTTACAAATTTAGAGGAGTCCCATGATTAATAAACAAGAAGCTAACCTAGTTAGTTTCAAGATTGTCTTAACAAGAGATAATAAAATAATGACAGAGTTTAGTATGTTACCAGAGGATATGGTTGATGAAGTATTTCCTCCTGATGATAGACCTCTTATGAGAACTATTATTAGAAACGGTAAAGCTAAATTAGAAAACTTACACGATTACTTTCAAAGAGAACTTAATGCTCTTGAATAAAGGGGTTGACATTTATTTTTAGTTATGTTATAATACATTTTCTAGCCTAAGAGCTAGTTTGTTATTTAACATAAATGTTGAAACCAAATTAACTTTTGGGTTTTTATTAATCTTAAATGCCAGAGGGCAAGGAAGGTGTATTATCAAAAAGATATACAAAAATAAAACTCGTTTTTACGAAATACAAATAAACGAATGTACCCCACATGATAAAGGTGTATCCATAGAAGGAGGAGTTGACCATTTGTGTTTATCACAAACGGACAAGGATTCTAAATCGTATGTTCCTTTTAAAACTTTAGTAGAACAAGCAGATAATTGTGATGACTGGTGGGTTATGATGGAAATATCTGTATGGCTTAAAGATAAGTGGGATGAATGGGACAGACAATATCTAGGTTGTTTTTATATTGATAAAAGATTCAAACAAGAAAAACTTATTGATATAAATTACGACAATGAATACATTGGGAATGTTCCAAAGTATGTTGAAAAACAATTACAAAATTGGATGTCAGTATAACTAATTAGGGAGTGTAATAGCTCCCTTTTTTATTGAACGGTGTAAATAATTATCTCATCTTTTTTACCCTTTACTTTTATAGGGTCTAAATAACGAGTGGGTATATCAGAGTTCATAGCTGTGGTATACCCAATTACTATATCTTCTCCTACTTCTTTAGTAGAACTCTCTAGCCTTGCAGCTAGATTAACAGCATCACCAATAGCAGAGTAATCAAACCTTGTATCACTTCCCATATTACCTACAACTGCCTCTCCTGTATTTATTCCTATACCTATCTCTATTCCTAAATCGGCTTCAGCCATATCTTGTTTTATTTTCTGGGCTGCTAGGATGGCTTTGTTCTCATGGTCTTCAAGGTCAATAGGTGCATTAAAGATAGCCATCATTGCATCACCAATATATTTATCTACCATACCGTCATACTCTTTAACTGCATTAGCTTGAATAGTTAAAGCTTTGTTCATAATCTCTGTAACTTCTTCAGGCTGTAATCTTTCTGATAAACTTGTAAAGCCTCTAACGTCTGTAAATAAAAACGTACAACGTCTTCGTTCTCCGCCTAACTTCAGAAGCTCTGGATTATCTTGTAATCTTTTAACCTGTCTTGGGTCTAGGTAATGTTCAAATTGTTTCTTGATTTGTTGTCTAAGTTTGTATTGAGTTCTAAAGTTTAAATAGAATTGTAGAGTAGCAATAAGTGTCATACTTATTAGAGACCATGTAAAGTCTATCAAGATATTATAGCTTACAAAGTGATACTCCATATAACCCATAAAAGAAAACAAACCTAAGAATGATACAACACCCTTAGTGATACCAAGATACTTTATTAGAAGAGCTGTCAGTAAGCCTGAGACTATTAATAATAATAGTTCAACAAACAATCTATAGTCAGGTATCTGTGGTGTATCCATCAACATACTTTCTGATAGAGCTGCTTGAATTTTGTGAGGTTCTAACAACCCTACAGGTGTTGCAACTTGTGGTGATATTCCCTTTGCTGTAAAGCCTACGAATACAAACTTGTTAGCCACATCTAATTCTTGTAGTGTTGTCTGTGGTGTATCTACCCAACTAATCCATTTACGTCCTAAACTATCTGTGGAAACGGGTGGAATACCTCTCACTCTAACCTGTTCTATTCCATTCAGATTTGTAGCAATCTGATAAGTACGACCACCTCCTAGTATTTTTAAAACTTCCGTTCCAAAAGAAGCAACCCACCCATTATCTGTTTGTTGTAGTAAAGGTATACGCCTTACTAAATTATCTACATCTACTGGTGCAGAGATAGCACCTTGACTAGCTGACTGTTTTAAAACATCTATGTTCTCTAAAAAGCCTTGAGCTTTTGGTAAAGATACTATTGGTCCTTTGATAACTGTACCATGTGTAGCAGGATAACTATTGTTGTTTACTTCTGGCATAGCTATAACACTTGCAGAACTTTGCAAGGCTTTAGAAAACTCATCATCTCCACCTAGTCTATCTGGATGTGGAAATAACATAACCCATCCTACGCCATAAGCACCGGCTTCTATTAAATCATTATGAATCTTTGCAAGTGTTTCTCTAGGTAGGGGATATCCACCTTGTTCATCTAGGAATTGTTCGTCTATGTTGAGGATTGTAAAGTGTCCGGTTGGACTTTGTTCAGGTACAAGAGCATCAAAGGTTTTGAGTCTTAGTACTTCTAGTGGGACACTATTGAATAGTAATGGTAGTGTTAGTAAAACTAATAGTAATGATGACCACTTCATATTAATTATCCTGTGTAATTTTTATAGTAGAGTCTCCTCCACCATTAACAATTATCTGCGTACTCTTACCATTTTGTATTAGAATAACAGTGTAAGCATTACTTTTATCTAAATCTAAACGTATAGTATCTTCTAAAGTTTTATAAAACGTAATAAGATTATCCGTTATAAAAGTATTTATTTGTGTATCAGAATCATATCCGACTTGTGTCCCTTTTAAATCTATATCAGTTTTTAAAAGTGATTCAGTCTGGTCTAACTCATTGACATCTTCTATGATATCTAACAAGTCTTCAAGAAAATTTACATCAAGATAGTTGATGTCAAGCTCTGTAAACTCTAAGTTATCTTCTGCAAGATAGTCTACTTCTAAATCATCAAACTCAAGGAAATCAACATCAAGAATGCTAGTGCTGTTCCCTCCATTTGTTCCTTCGTCATTCTCTTGTATTTCCTTTGGTGCATTTACTATTAACATGTTATCAATTAACTCAAGAGTCAAGTCAAGGATAACGGGTTTGGTTGGTTCAGTCTCGTACATTGAAACTGTTGTAGCTTGGTAAGGCTTGTTAAGTATTACCTGTCCCATAGCTGTTGCGACAACTATCTCTCCACTTGGAAGACCGTCATCGTCTGGTAATAATATAACTAAACTTCTACCTAATTCATCTACAGTTACAGTAAAGTCTGTACCACGAATACCTATCGTAGCACTAGGTGTATTTATAATTATATTTTCTTTGTCTATAGTTGCTAGTTTTCCTGTGATAAATCTTGCAGTACCACTAGCAAACTGTAGAGCCATTTTAGATTTAGATGGGTCTGGGTCGTAAATAAACTCATCTATAATCAATTCAGAATGTTCAGTCAAACGAACTTGACTGTCATCTAAAAAAGTAATGCCCAATCTCCCGTTAGAAGTTTGGACATTATCGTAACTTTCTATGTCAAAATCTAATAAAGCTTCATATGTAGAATCTAAGTCCTTTTGGACTTCTCTAACAACTCTACCAGCTCCATTAAGTTCTGTTATGTTTCCAATATTAGCAGCTTGTGCTTGTACCACCATCATTCTGAACGACACAAACAGTACCGTTAGAAGAAGTAGACTCAATTTTAAGCCAGTCAGAAACCAATGTTGAAGATTGTGTAATGTTAAATGTTCTGCTACTACCTGTTTGGTCGAGGTAAAAATATCCACCTGCATATCCACTCCCTGTAAAGTTTACTGTATTACTATCTCCATCTACATCTACGTAGTTAGTACCACCATCATAATTAATATCAAAATCAAATGTGTTACTATCTCCATTGATTATCCAATCTAAATCAAGCGTACCAGCTAGTGCAGATGTACCGGTATCTAACGTAAATGTGTTAGAATTTCCAGTAACATCAACATTATAATTAGAACCATCTATTCCGTATGTATTCGTTGGGTCGCCTTGTATAGTGAATGTATTACTATCACCATCAAACTCAAAGAATCCTGTTACGTTATCACCATAAATATCACCAAGAAACTTGTTGGTATTACCGATTTGATTTATATCTAGTGTAAGATTTAAACCATCTAAATCCAATGCTGTTAATGTACCAGCAACAGAATTTAGTCCACCAATAATATTAGAGTTTCCAAGTTGTTCTAAATCAATATTTGCTGTATTACCCGATTGGTCAACATATATCTCATTATCAGCCCCGTATACCATTGATACATTCATCAATGCAATCAGGCTCATTAATTTTAATGTTTTCATATTCCCAATACCCTCTCTGTATTCCTGTATATATTATATTTAATACTCCAGTCTCTATTGCTTTTTGTAAAGCTATAGAAACACTTTCGTTCTCAGCAACTCCCCCTTCTATTTCTACCAGTTCAGTACCAGCTTCTATAAAACGAAACACATCCTGAGAAACACTTGTGGATATAATGCTTTTAGAAACTAAAGTTTCCATCAACACTTCTCCAGTTGACACAGAAACTAATCGTAATGATATAGTAACTGTATCTTCTCTGTACTGTTTACTATTACCTATACCTAGATATCTAGCACCAGCACCTCCAGACTTGAGGTTAGCCTCATAACTAACAACTCCTCCCTGAACCAATAACCCTGCAAATAGCAGAGGTTTCATTTTTTTATCTTCTTCAAACTCTTTACGAGTACTTCTAATTAATTGTCTTTCTTTTGTTAGGTCATCTAAACCTACACGTTCTACAACTCTAAAAAATTCACCACCTGCTGCATGTTTAAAAGCTCTAATTAAAAATGCTTCAGGAGCTTGTGTAATAGCTGTACTAAACAAAGCAAAAGAACTATTACTTCTACGTTGACCTGTTAAATCTCTAAAGCTATTAGGATATATAGCTATAGTCGGTCTTGCTTTTGCACTTGGTAAGTTTTTTAATTCTTCTGACTGTAAATCTAATATAGAACTAGGCTTTATATCTTGTGTTAATACTAAGTCCTGATTCTGATTTAGTACAGCACAACTAGAAAGTAAAGCTACCGATAGGCAAAGATATAGTTGTCGTATTCCCATCACTGTCCGTTATTTTTAAAGTTATTATTCCATCGACAACACTATATTCTATTCGGTTGCCCTCTAATTCTAGTACGCCATTATCACTCGGAGTCTCACCAAATAAATTTTCTACTAACTGTCTAGATAATTGTGCATATATTCTAGATTCTAAATTTCTTATAAATCTTGCAAGTGTTGTATTCTCTTTGTCTCTTTCTATCTGGTCTTGTAAAGCTTTTATCTCTGCCTTTAATGCTTCTTTACGATTGAACTCTTGATTCTGGATTGTCAAGTAGTGTGATGATGTACCAACACCACTAAAGCTAGGACTCTTAAACTTAAATACTACTTCGTCTGCAAAGAGTTTAGAGTTACCCCAGAAAGCTAACAACATAAATCCAAATACTAATACTTGTACTATAGAAGCTACAGTAATCTGTTTCATTGGATGTATATCTACAATTTTTTCTATCCAAGATTCACTTGGAGAAAGATTTACTACTTGTAATATTTTCTTGTTAATCTTTTCGTTGGTCATCTCTATCTGCTTTAGCTATCTTATCACTGTTAATTAATTGTGGTACACCTAATATAGTTTTAATCATAGTGTCTTGTCTTATGATTTCATTATCAAGACTTCTTACTCTATCTATTAATGCAACAAGTATACCATGTTGAGAATCTAATTTTGTTCCTAGTCTATCTTCTAAGTTAGCTAACGAACCGTTTAATTTGTCATCAAGAGTATCTAGCTTTGTTTCCATACCATCAATAATCCTATTGATTAGTTTCCAAACAAACATACCTAAACCGACAGCAGCAGCTATAGGAAATCCTAACTCTTGTATAACTTGAACTACATCCATTAGTCTTTAGTAGTGTTAGAAGCTCCAAAGTAAAAAGATATAACAGCACTTGCTAAACCACCAAGATAACCTAGGACAAGGTTTATAAGGGCTTCAGAGTTCTGCTCTGGTGGTTGTAAAGTAACAAGGAATATATATCCCATGAATCCACCTACAACAGCTACACCCATAATACGTGCTGTCCAGTCTTTACTAAATTTATTTCTAGCATCTTGTCCATCTTGTGTTTCTAATTTAAACACATCTACTTCAAGCTCTTTCATCTGTACTTCAAAAGCTTGTTCAGCTTTTTTAAGTTCTAACATTTGTTCAGGTGTAGCTTCGGCTAATCCTTTTTCTATAGCCTTTGGAGTATTAGGAACACCTAACACTTCTGATATCATGTTAGCTGCCATTCCTCCCATCGGTCCACCCAAGGCAGTTCCTAATGTAGGTGCAACAGCTCCAACTATATTTTTTAATAATGCTTTCATTTCAGGCTCCTAATACCATATCTTGTAATTCTTTACTACGTCTACCAACTTGTCCATACCAACGACTGTCTTCCATTTGTACAGCCATCTCTTTCCAGTTATGTTCTCTACAAGCTTTTAACATGTTACGAAACTTTGAAAGTCTTGTACCACCTAAATTAAAACACATGTTTACTAACACTCTCTGTATAACTTCTGGTAGCTTTTCAAAGTCTTCCTCGCTACCAAAGACATGTATGGTTTCTTTATAATGCTTTTCAAAGTCATCCTCATAGTACATGTCTACAACTTCTTGAGTAACAGGTGTGCCAACTTCCCAATTATATTCCGGGTCGTTAGGTTGGCAGAGGTGTCCAACTCCTAAAGTTTTATAGCCTAGACTATCCATATAAATTTCTAACACTTCGCCTTCGTGTCTCTTTATTTCAGCTTTGCAAAGTTCTATATCCATTTTATTATCTTTCTTGAAAAACATCTAATCCTAATTCCTCCATCTGTGCTGAGTAAGGTTGTCCTGTAAAAGGGTCAACTCTATCTGCTGGGTTTTCTTTAGTATAGGGTACGTTATCACCTTTTACTATTCCGCCTGTTGATTTAGGAAGTCTTAAATTTTTAAACATCTCATCTATTTCATCAGACACAGGAACTTTTATTTCTTGCTTATTAACTGGGTCTACTAAAACTGGTAGTTGATTTAAACTTCTAGATAATTCGTTTACATCTAACAATATATTAAAATACTCTGGTCTTAATGATGGAGACTGTGTTATTAACTGTTTCATTTGGTCAGTTAATTGTAAAGGAGTAAAATATCTGTTAGCTCCTGTAAATGAAATCCTATCTCTTTTAGAAACTCCATTGTCTTTTAAAATTTTTAAAGTATTTAAATCTAAATTTTGGGCAGCTTCTGTTAGTGTATGTAAATTTTTATAGTCTTTGTAATAACTTCTATTAGCAGTTAAGTAATTATTTACAAACTCTTCTCTTGTCATGTCATCTGTAATAGCTCTATAAATTTGATTTCTTGCTTTTTTCTGAGATTCTTTAAAATCAGAAATTTTGAATGAATAAATATTTTCTACATATTCTTTATTAAAAGGAATGCCTCCAAAACCTGTTAGCCATTTAAACATGGCTTCTTCTCTATATATTTTTTGGTCAAGAGCTGTCATTTCTTTTCCAAATTTATCTCTAAAATATTTTCTAGTATCTGTAACTGTACCCGGCTCTAATGTTTCAACTAAATTCATAGCTACTATTTTTAAGTTGGTGCTATTTAATTTACCTCCTTCTCTATCTGGGTCATATACTTCTAATCTATTAAAAGGATTTTTTAAAATTCTTCCATCTGCATTTACACCGTCTCTAAATAAATAAGCGTTAAGAGTTTCTTGTGTTAAAGATTCTCCAAAAAACGGAGTCAACATTTCAGTTAGTAATTGATTATCATATTGTTTTAACTCTTCTTCAGTTAAATCTTTATTTACAGTTTTATTTATAAAATTTTGAATTGGTTTTCTTGGAAAATCAAAAGCATCCCAAGGAGTTATATTGTAAACAATAGGAACACCTTCTTCATTAACAGAATAAACTACATTATCATTTTGCATCCATTCAGGTAAGAAAGGTTTAATATTGTCAATAACATCTGCCCCTGTTCCTATTGCAAGATTAGCAATTGCTGTAGCTGCTGCACCACCACCGATACCAAAAGTAGTAAAACCTGTAGCTCTATCCATAGCCCTACTTTTCATAATTTCACTAGCTTCGTCTGCTCCCATATCTTTTAATTCTCTAGCTATTTTAAATTCATTATTTATTTGTCTAGGTATAGTTCCTGCTAATCTCATAGACTCAGACAAGAAAGAAAAGAAAGTTCCTATAAAAGGAACAGACCTTAATTCTTTTAAATTATCTGGAACTAAATCATAGTTAGGTAAACCATTACGAGTTAATTCACCAGCTTTGTTGTTTAATTTTTCAGGAGTATCATATCTAAATTTATCAAATCTAGTTGCATTAGGTCCTTGAGGTAAAGCTTTTGTAAAATCGTCTAAGTGTTTTTTTTCATTTAAATACATATTTATTTTCCAAAAATCATCTTCAGCTATATAAAGTTCTGTAACTTTTTCATCACCTTTTAAAAGTTGTTTTATTACAGGTGAGTTTTTAGCTCTTGATTCTAAATATTGTAAAGGTTTATATCCATAAAAATTTAAGTTAGAAGCATCTTTACTCATGTTTTTTAAATCATTTATAATAGCATTCTTATTTAAAACACCCTGACCAGCTAATTCTT